GATACCAATTTTTCTAGCATCAGTAATCTTGTCATTCAGTTCCTTGTTTTTTTTTAAGATGGCGTAGAACTTCATCAAGCTGATTTGTGAGGGGTTGAGCTTTTGGTCCTGTATTATTTCTGTAAGGGTTTTTCCTTCGATAAGATTGCTTATAATAGTATCTTGATTTTTCATTAGTTCCAATTCTTGGCTTGACTTTTTCGTTATAGTATTCTGTGACTTGTTCGATTGTTTTATCTCTGAATTGCTTGAGCTTTGAGAGTGCTTTGATTCTTGTGTCATGTGTATATTTTTTTTGGTTAAATCCTTTTATATTATTACCACCATGAAACATACATAAAAATTTGCCATTAGCAGTTGGATAACCTTTTGCTCTACAGGGTCGTTTACTTCTTCTTGTTAGACTTTGACAAAAAACTTTTCGTTGCTGAAATCCTGCCATGTTCCCTCTTATTCTTAGCTACCTTATTCTTATAAAAGTAATTAGTTTTTTTCCGCATATTATCTACAGCATTTTTTATTATATTAACTGGTACATAATTCTTGGCAGCATCCCCTTGTATTTCAAGAGCTTGTTTACAAAGATAGGGGTTATCATTATTATCAATAGCTTGGTTTAATTCTTGCTTAGTAAAGTTATTCGCTATCTCTTTTAAAATAGTTTCTTTATCGCTACCACTCTCCGCAAGACCTTTTATAAAGGTAGTTAATCTAGTTAGTTTATATGGTAGTTCTTCTAATACTGATCTATCAGAGACAAGGATGTGTCTGTGTGACCTATCATAGTGTCTATCAGACCTGTCTTGTTTATAACCTACAATATAATTGGGGTTTATTGTGTAAAGAATAGTAGATTTTAATCTCTTTTTCTGTATAATCCCCGCTTTTTCTAATAGGGTCGTGCAACGATAAATTGTGGACCGTGATAAACCAATCATGTCTGCAATTGTGGCTTTGCGTGGGTAGCATTGTAAAGTCTTGGCATTTGCAAACTTTAGTAAACAAATAAATACCATAATTGTATTAGCTTTTTGCTTGTTTGGAATGGTTCTAAACTGCTTATCATTAAACAAGGAAAACTTAATCCTTATGTGTGGCTCATACTTCTGTTGCATTTTTGCAACACCTCCTGTGTTCTTTATGCAACTCATGTAGATAGCCTAGCCATTGGTCTTGTGATAGCTCGTATATGGCACTCACAGGCTCTGTAATGCGTTTTATTCTAAATTTCATATCCTTACCCATAGGAGTGTAAAAAACTAAAAATCCGGGTATCTGAAGAGCATTAGCGACTATCTTTGTGAGGGTTGTAGCCTTGTAAACTTGACCCTTGTCATAGCAAGTCTCTTTTACAGCTAAAGGTTGATAACATTTAGGACAAACTTCAATAAAATCTATGTCTATACCGGCTAATCCCTCAAATTGTCTGTGCCAATCGTTGTAGCTGCCATTGCTAAATGCGTAGGTCCATCTAGCCATACTTCCTTATAGAGTTTTGCAGTATTTTTTTTTGTTTCTGTAGCATATCTATTTTTTCTTTTAATGTTTTTATTTCAAAATCTTTTATTTCATTTTCTGTTTTAATAATATCTAATTCTTTTTCTAATTGTTTAACCTTATCAGCAGCCTCTATCTCTTCCAACATACCATCATAGGTCATTTTTCTAACTCCTTTGCAAGATAAAGAATACCAATACATTTAAGCTCTGATGTTGTAAGTAAGTCAAATCCTACCATTTTAAACATCAATTCTTTTTCATCTTTTGTAAAATCAAAATCCTCTGATTGAGATATTTTATATCGCAAGTCATTCATTTCTTTTTCTTTTAAATCAAACACCACACATACCCTCATCACAAAGATGGCTAAACATATCTAATTGTTTATCATCTTCAGCTTTATTAAATTGAACTTCTCCTAAAGGTTTACATGATCTATGCACAAATATTTCTTCGTCTTTTTTTCTTGTAATACTTCTAACTTTCTTGTCAAAATCAACAGCTATTGCAAATTCTTTTGGTCTTTCTGTTTTCATAAAATGCCAGTACGCATCATTATGAAATGGACATACTATACAAGCTGATTTTTCAGGCATAATTACATTTTGTTTTTTTAAATAATTAATACAATCTTGACGAGACATATTCATTTCAATCAATGGATGTTTATTTAAAATATATTTGTCTCTTGCGGGTTTCATTCTTTGTACTTCGTCTGTTGATATACCAATCCATTGCTCAACATATTTATCTTTAGGAAAATGCTTACCCTTTGCTACACCACAAAGTTCTCTTATTTTTTTTCTTATTTCTTGAATTTTATACACATTTGTGCATTGACGCATTACCATACCTTTTTTACCAGTAATTTTATTTTGTGTAAAATATGGTGCATCAACAAAGTTTGTTGTGTCTTTTGCAGCCAACATATCTTGCATAATATCTCCTTTTGAAACAACATAAACAGGATAAGGTAAAATTGATTTTAAATATTTTAAATATTTATTTACTGCCGCAGGTTCATTTTGTGTGTCTGCGAAGATTGCTGCTTGTGGCATAGGTAAATCACCTTTAGCCGCCATGATTGCCATTGTAGAACTTTGTACTCCTGCACCTAAACTTATTACAGATAATATTTTTTTTCTGTTTTCCATTACTTTAATACTTCTATTTTTTTCACAACTGATCTTGGATAAACTGTGGTGTTGCCAACTGTAAGTGAACCATCATCATCAAAGCTATGCGAAGCAAAGATGATTAACTTCTTTTGATCTTTGTATAATAAATATCCTGTATCTTCACAAATAGAATATACCTGATCCTTTGCTTTTTCTAAGCTCATCCACTCAGAGTTTGATACAATGTCAATCCAATATATCTTGACCCTTTTGTATTTAAACTTTTTTTCTTTCCCAGTATTCTTCATAAAAATCGTTAGGTTGTACCTTGTTATTGGTTGCTACAACAATCTTTTTCATCACTACTGGGTGAGGTATTCGATCACCTTTTGCATAGCGTTGAACATTGGTTGCAGGATTTATATTTATAATACCAAACTTATTAGCTGCTTGTGAATAACTTAGGTTATTCTTTTTTATCCAATCTGATAGTTTCATAAACTCCTTTCTGAAAATATGCTGATACCATAAAGGTTATATAAATCAAGCAAAAAATCTAATAGACAATATGGTAAAAATCAGTATAAATAAATCAAACAATGAAAGAATATTTTGAGACTTTTAATGGCGGTAAAGGATTAGACCATTGGTCGCCTACCTCTTCACAGAACTTTACAAGGTTTTTAATTAACTATTCTTTACCGCAAGAAGTCAGAAGATCATTCAAGATTAGATACAAAGCACCTTTTGGTAATCTTACAAATAACACAGCTCAAAGGTTAAAATGTGAGGTTCTTTTTGAGGGTGATAAACGAATCAAACTTACAAATAAAAACTACAATGAAGTCTTTGACCAAGAGCTTACAAGAATAAATAAAGACAGCGACCCGGTGGATGATAAAGATAAAGTAGCTAGAGAAGTCATGCTTGAAGCTGCACACCAAACTATACAAAATATATTCAAAGTATTGAAAGAAATATTTGGTAACGAAAAGTTAGTAGCTGAAAGATATGTAGCTGCAAAATTAAAAGATATGCTGCATGATATTATTGGTCGTATAGATTATGAAAGCAACAATGCCATAGCTGAAGCTAAGACTAAGCCACCAAGTTTGAGAAAGAAAAAAGGTAAGGATGAATATTATCTTGCTACCACAAACTTACCAACTGAGCCTGATACTCTACATGCAAGTCAACTATCTTTTTATTATCATTGCACCAAAAGAAAACCTTTTTTGTTTTATGTTAATGAAAAAGATTATTTAATCTTTGATGATAGCCATGAGCTTTTATCAAAAGATTATTTAGAAGAACAATACAATATTATGACTCAAAAATTATTATCATGGGAACAACTAATTATATTCTGTAAAGGTGATATAAATAAATTAGCACACTTTGCAGAACCACCAGAATTAAATCATCCTTTTTATTACAGGGATTTAATACAACAACAAAAACAAAAGATAAAACAACTATGGGGGTTAGATGCAAAATAATAAAATGCAGATATGGGATAAGTTAAAAAAAACTGATCCTAAATATACAAAGCCATTCGGTAAGTTTGGCAAGGAGTTGACAACAGTTGATCCACAATATCAAATACAGATGATGACCAGTATGTTTGGTCCAGTAGGTAAAGGTTGGAAATATACTGTAGAATATAAATATTTAGATGGTTTGGTGTTTGCTGAAGTATCTATAAAATATTATTTAGATAACAAATGGTATGAATATGGACCAGTATGTTCAGTACAAAACTTATCTAAAAAGAATGGTAGCTTAGATGATGAAGCACCAAAGAAAGCTATGACAGATGCAATGACAAAAGCATTTAGTCATTTAGGTATGAGTGCAGATGTATTCTTAGGTATGTTTGATGACAGCAAATATGTCGAAAGTTTGAAGAAAGAATTTGCACAAAAGATTCCAAAGACAAATGGGAAAAGGAATATTGAGTTGGATATGCAGCTCGATATGGATCAAATAAGAAAACATGTCAAAGGTATAAATGACATCTTCGCTTTGAGGAAATTCAGAAAGGAATATCCCGAACTATTTGATTCTAATAAAATGTCTCAAAGAGAGTACAGGCAGATAACTGACTTGTATGAAACTCAAGAGATTAAATTAAACACACAAGGAGTAATATATGGATAACATATATATAAAGCTGATCCCTAATGAAGAGAGAGCAGCAGCGAATCACCCAAGTTGGGTAGCACCTATAAATCCAAAATCACCAGAAGGTAAGAAATGGAAACTAGGTGTAAAGATAGGAGACACTTGGTATGATCCAGCAGGTTTTGATACTACTGATGAAAATGATCAGCCTACAGGTGGATTAACAGTAAGGTTAGTGCCATCTAATAGTTCAAAACAATCACAAGGAGGAGGTGGAGGAACACCAAACTTTGCATATAAAAAGGATTTTGCAAAGCCTAGTTCTTATGCTAGTAATAAACCACGAAGGTATTAATAATTTATAGATACTTTTGTAACTTGTGGCGGGGTTTTATTTTTTAGCCAACCCTTTCTGGCTTTCTTTTTTAGTTGTTTTCCCCGCCACCCCTATACTATGGCGACAATAGATTTAAACGATCAGATACTCAAAAAAATTATGGAAAGTCGTGAAGCAGAATATGGCGACTATAAGGAAAATTTTAGACTTATTTCTGTCATATTCAATGTGATACTACACGACAAACTCAAAGATGATATTGATCCGCATGAAGTTGCAAAGCTAATGATGGGTCTAAAACTATATAGAACTACCAAGAAATATAAGTCAGATAACTATGATGATCTAATAATTTATGCAAAAATGGCGAAAGAACTGCATAAATTAACTATAGACAAAAAGGATAAAAATGACTAAATATATCAGAATTAAATCAGGCGAGGCAAATTTTTTATTGTCTGAAAGATTTGATAATATTGAAAAGGCTGCAAACCCAAACGCACAAGGAGAGCTTGTAGAATGTAAAGTCACAGGAATAAAACTAGACTTTACCAAAGTGAAAAAGGAGAAGGATGGAAAAGCTGAAACAAAACTTTCAGAAGCTGCAAGACCTTCAGAGAAAAAAACATGAAGCATATCTTGCAACAATGGATAAAGCTAACAAACTTAAAAGGGATAGCTTTAGATTGATTTGGAAAGTTGAAAAAGCAAAAGAACAGTTGATGAGATAAGCATCAACAATATATAAAAAACAAAGAAAGGGTCAGGGATACTATGTCTCTAATAAACGATATATTCGATCAATACTTAAATAAAAAAGGCAACAATAATTTTATCAAGCAATACAAGAAAGCATTTCATTTGTTGAATGATCAAGAAGTAAAACTATACAAGGGTGGTTTCAAAGAAGGTTATCTACTAGCACTATCAACTAAAGCTGATGTTGTTGAAAGAATGGCAAAGCCAAAAAAAATTATTGGTCATCAACTAGGCAACCCACCAAAGTCTGTCATTGATGATTTGTTAAATAAAGTTTGTTTGAAGTATGAGCTTAGTAAAAAAGATTTAGTTGGTAAACAAAGAACCAAAGACTTTGTTCGAGCTAGAAACATCATACATAATATACTTGCAGAAAAATATAAGATGTCACTCACAGATATAGGTAGAATATTTGGTCAGGATCACACTACAGTTTTATATTCAATACAGATGAAATATAATGGTGAAAGATACTGGGGTCAGGATCAAACAATGTGGCAAGAGTTTGACGAACTAATTAAGTCCTAGCGTAGTTTGGTTTCTTACCTGATCTTCCTCTGCTCTCAGCTTTTTTCTTTCTTGATACAGCAGCTCTTCTTTGTGAAGGTGACATGGCTCTTGCTTTTGCAGCAGGTACACACTTAGGATAGTTTCTTCTCTTCTCACCTTTACTTCTACCGCACTTAGGAAAGCCGCCACCCTTTTTGGGATTGGCAATGTCAACCCAGTTAGCTCTTACCCAAGACCTTAAACCTTTTGACATTATCTTTTCTTTTTCTTTTTCTTTCTACCACCCGGTACTATCTTGCCTGAACAAACAGCACTTGCGTACATATTTGCATAAGCTGAAGGATATACCTTGAACTTTCTTTTGGCAGCAGCCTTTCCTCTAGCACAAAGTTTAGCCATATCTTCTTTTCTTACTTTGTCTTAACTTTTTAAAGTCAGCTCCTGTTATTCTGTCTCTTGGTTCTGCAACACGAGCTATCTTCATTTGTTTCTTTGAGTATTTCTTCTTACCTTTTCCCGGCATTATCTTTTACTCACTTTCATTTTCATATTTTTTTTCTTCTTGTCCATCTTGTTTTTCTTGTTCATTGGCTTCTTCATTTTTTTTCCATAGTGACCCGGCATATTGTTTCTCCTTTATATATTTATCGAAACAACTTCCATCACGACCATCGTGACAATAGTGTTTCTTTTCTGCATTTATAATCCATCCACCCTCATTATTCAACAACTCTTTATGGCAATAGTTACAGTACCCACAGATAAAGACTCTATCTTTTGATTTGTTCCAAGTCTTTTTAGGCACACTAACATCTCCATCTTCTTCTTGCTTGTCTTAGTCTTGAGTTTGGATTCTTTGCAGCTTTCGGAAATCTTTTCATTTGACCTGCTGATCTCGCACAAAAAGACTTTCTTCTAGCTTTCTCTCTTGCTGTCAAACCAGTTTTTTTAGTGACAGCAGTTTTTAATTTTGATCCGGGATTTTCTCTTCTGTATCTTGCAACACCAGCTTTGGTCATACCAGCACCAGACTTTGTGGACCTGAAATACTTTTTGGTTCTTGGTGGTTGCTTATCTCTTCTGCTCATCTTTCAATCTTAACTATTTTCTTTTGACCCATGTAGATTTCGGTAACAGCATTTACTTTTTTACATTCAAATCTAACTCTTTGTGGATTGACTTCACGCAAAGCAACACGCTTTGACTTCAAGCATTTGCTTAGACTTTCTTTGTATGTATGCTCAACCATCTCATTGTTCAGATACATTATTAGAGCTATAACCACTTCCATTTTCTCTTACCTTATCCTTTAATTTTTCTACATCTGCACGAAGCCTGTCAATATCCTTAATCATTCTTTGAATATTAACTCCATTGTGCATCATCTCATCTACTCTAGTTACAGTTTTTTCTAAATCAGATGCTAGAGATTCTTGAATTAAGAACTGCTCTTGGTCGATTGGTTTCTGATCACTCGCTTTGAGTAGATCGTTAAGCATAAGCTCACGACTTGTTTCCAATGAAGTCAATCTACCTGTAAGTTCTGTATAGCCAATTACACCAGCAATAACACCAGCTACTATTGCCAACATATTTTTGATTGGCATACTTACTGAAGTGCTTTCGCTGATTTTCATTATAAAATAGTTGCTAATACAATTACTACAATTACAACACCCGCAATAACCTTGTGGTCTTTCCAGTAGTGTTTGATATTTTCAATAATTTTGTTCATAATATTATCTCCTTGATTTGATATACCATGTTTTTGACTACATTCCACCTCTATTCTTAGGCTTATATGAACGCTTCTTATGCTTGTTCATACTGCTCATCTTAACTCTACCGCCACCAATGCTAGTTCTTTTTGGTATTCTTTCGTGTTCTAGCTTTTCGAGATTGAACTTTTTTTTTGCCATATCCTTGCTGTGATAAGTGTGTTATTTTTTTTTTATATTGTTGAACAAAACTATTTTTTACCATTACGAAATATTTGTGTGCCTTTTATACCATAGATACTTGCCACAACTAAAATCCAAAGATTTGTAAACCATGATGGGAGCTGTTGGAACTGTTCAAAGAACTCTTTTATTTTTGCAGATGCAGTTGGATCGTCTGAGAAAACTCCATAGGCAATGACTAATATCGGCAAAGTTAATACGATCAAAACAAATTCATCTTTCCAATCTGATTGTCTTGCTTCTAATAATTTACCGCTATACTCAAGTTCACCATTAGCCATTTTTTCTGCATGAGATGCTTGAGCATCAGCCATACGCATTTTAGTTTCTTGTTTCTTTTTATAGATATGAGTTCCAGCATTGATAGCTAACTTGATTGCACTAAACCACATTATTCACTCGCATTTCCTATTATAGGTTTGTACTTTGTTTTACCATCTTCTCGAAAAGCTCTCAAGTATTGTTTTCTTGGATTAGACTCTACATAACTACAATGAACCCAGCCACTATTCTTCTCCTCCGGTGTCCAAAACTCAAGTATAAGCTGATCGTATGGCAAGGTATTCTTGATCCAATCTGAAACTTCTGCGTTGGATACACCTATCACTTCAAAGTCCGCAGCTTCTGCTTTGCAATGTTGGCTGTTGATTGATGAATTTACTTTTAAACACAGCTCTGGTGATCTGAACCCGGATGTTACTGTAACTCTACCAAAGTGATCTCTTACTGGTTGCAAGATATTTTCACAAAGTAATTTTAATTTTTCTATTTGATCTTCGTTTGGTTCGTTAGCTATGCCATGCCTGATAGCTGTGCTTGATTTTATAAGCTCTGATAAACTAAAGTTTCTTGAAAGTTTCATGGATATATTATTTTTACCTTTAATCTTTTTTGTTCTTCTGTTGGGTTTCTGTTGATAAGACTACCTGTGCTGTTTCTTTTGTAGCCATCTGTGCCTTGATAGTCTTGCTTTCTAAAATTTTTTGTCTTAACATCATAAGCAGTATACTCACCTGATGCTAAATTTAAAGTTATAATATCTATTGGACCAAGACCACCTAAAGGAGTAAATACAATAATATTGGGGTCTTTTGCGAGTTTTAATTGCACAAGTAGTTCGTTTACCAAACCCTTGACAGCTTTAGTTCTTCTAGCCATTCCATTTAAAAAAACCTATTATTGCTGCAATCAATCCTGCTAAAAATATTAGCACATTCACAGCACCCTTTCCTTTGTTCATATCTTTTCTTAGTTCTTTTATATCTGATCTCATTTCATCAATGGCTTTAAATAATGTTTTCATTCTCTCTGCACAGATAGCTTCGTGCTTTGATATTCTATGACCTAGTGAGGCTTGTACTAACTCTTCTGTTTTCTTTTTTCTAGGCATCAACTTTTAATTCCTTACATTCAAACCTTATAGCTATTTTTTGTTGTTCAATATACTCTCTGTTCCACTCTTCTAAATCTTGAAGATTTCTAAAAGTTTGTTGAGATACTCCATAACCTGCATCTACGCATTGGTAATGACTTTCAAATTGATAACCTGCTATGGTGCTTGATGGACACTCGCCACTTACCATGCTGCACATATACAGTATCAATATATATTTCATTATAATACTATTGTGTCAGCTTCTTCTTCAGTAAGCGGTTGACCAGCGATTAGTTTAGCTTTAGCACTAGCTTTTAAATTTTTTCTTGCTGTTTCTTTTTCTTTATATTCAGCTTCTACAATTGGTATCATAGCTTCTATGTCAGCATTAGTTATTGGAGATGTTCCTTCTAACCACTCAATAGTTTCTCCTTTAAGAATAAATTTAGCATTAGGATTAATTTTTAATACAGCATTAACTATTTTATCATGTTTCATTATGCCTTTACCTCATAAGCTATAATTGAAGTTTCACTTTGACCATCAACGTTTATTTTAACATTTCCAGAGTTTTGACCATTTGCAATATAGATTTTATAATCTATTTGATTTGTTGTATTGTGTGTTGAATCTTCAATAACACCAGAACATCCAGCAGTAATTTGACTTGTATCTGCTGTATATAAAAGACCAGTAGTTACTCTTTTAAGTAACGAATATCCACCACCATTTATTTGTCTGTAAACAGCAATATTTAAATTTGTATTAGCTGACCATTTTCTATTATCTGGACAATTTACATCTATATAAATTTTATTTGATGTTGATGCTGGAGTAATTGATGCTGTTAATCCTATATCAGCAAATGAATCAGATGTAGATGTAACTCCTGTAACCATACTATCGTAAACATATTGCAAAACTTTACCAGTAGAAATAGCTGCTGGTAATGCAGTTACTGCACCTAAAGATGAATTAGCAATATTACCTTGAGGTATTGTTCCTGTTATTCCATTTACACCATTTAATCTAGTTAATGCCATAATTTATCCTATTCTATAATTTTGTATCCATAAAATACATTTGTAGCAGCTCCACCTTCTATATCAACACTTCCACCAGTATTTTGATAAATAGATATTTTTAAAGCATCACTTGCAGTTAAATTTAAAACAGTATTAAAAGATACTGATGCGTTATCTTTACTATAAGATTCACCATAAAAAATATTATTCCCATTTTTTTCTAATCTTATAATTAATCTATCTGTGCTACCTGAACTTAATTTTTTTGCGGCTGCACCAATATTATATCTTGCTGAACTTGGAACTGTGTAAGTATAAGTTGATGTATTAAATCCATTGTCTGTGTCCAAAATTTCAGTATTATATTGATAAGTTGTGTATGTTGCGTTTGATATTGATTGAGTAGCACTATTATAAGCTATAAAAGCTGGAGTGTTAGTTCCTCCAACAGCAGCACCATTGTTTTGTAAAGTTCCTACAATATTTGTAGTGTCACCAGATGCACCGATAGTAATAGTATTAGAATTTTCATTGATAATATTATTACCTGCTGTGTCTTGTATTGTGTCTACTTTAATTATACT